TACTGGGTGGAGGATTTTCAGCAAAGTCTCTGTACGTCTTTATGGGAATGCCCAAAGTCGGAAAGTCACTGTGGCTGGGTAATTTGGCTATTCAAGCATCTAAGATGGGAAATAACGTGGCAATTATTACCCTCGAGATGAACGACAGAAAGTATGCTAAGAGGATCGGAGCTAACATGTTGAACATCCCAATCGGTGAGTACAACAATGCAGCCAACGACACCCAGATGATCAAGAAGAAGATCAGTTCTGTCCAGTACGACAACTTGAAAGTTCCTGGCAGAATTTGGATCAAGGAATTCCCAACCTCCCAGGCTTCTTCTCTGGACATTGAGAGATACCTCAGAAAGGTTGAGGAGCACCACGGAATTAAATTTAAGGTTGTGGTAATTGACTACATCAACATTCTGAAGAACTGGAGAAATCCAAACTCGGAGAACACCTACATGAAGATCAAGCAGATTGCGGAAGATCTAAGAGGTATTGCAATGGCAAACGAATGGGCAATCTTGACTGCTACTCAGACTAAACAGGGGGATTTTGATTCTACAGATTTGACCATCACTTCTGCAGCGGAATCTTCTGGACTGGTTGCAACGGTGGATGGACTCTTTGGTATTATCCAGGATCCAATTATGTATGCCAACCGAGAGTACAAATTAAAGATCATTGCAAACCGAGACGACGGATACAAGAATTCTCACAAGATTTTCAACGTCGACTACAACTATATGAGAATTACAGAAAGCAACGAACAGATGCATGTGGAATAAAAAGAAAGCACCGGTAGGAGGAACTGGAGGGTTAGAAACTGATCCTAAGAAAGTCCAGCTCGGAGATAAAATCTTCGGAGCACATAACAACTCTGAGGCTACAAACGAGTTCAAGGAGAGCTTTGACATGGACCAGGGTCACAAGATGCTGGAGGACAGCTACGACGAGGAGGAATACCTTCACCGTAAAAAGCTAGAGGAGACCGTCTATCAGGCATTCCAGTCGTCTAGATGGTATCCACTATCCTACAAGAAAAAAATTCCAAAAGATCTGGTCCCTCATCTCTTCCAGGACGTCCTGGAGAAGCTGGATGGAACTGAATTTTCTTTCTCTGAAAAGTTCGTGGTCATCTGTGATTTTGTTTCCATTCCGTACGTGAAAGCCTACGAGCTTATCCCTGCAAAATACAAAGAAATCATCATTAACGAGCTGGAAACTAAGTTTAGCATCTTATCTAAAAGAAAGATAAAAAGACTATTTTAATAGCAATGGCCGGACTAGGAACCAAAAGAACTCTAAACCCTGAAGCTAAGAGGGTTTGGTTTATTACCGACACACACTTCGGAGTTAGAAACTCTTCTAACGAATGGATCGACATTATGCGAGACTACTTCTTCGATTGGTTTATTCCGATGGTGAAGGAGAACTACAGACCAGGTGACGTTTTAATCCACCTTGGGGACTGGTACGATTCTAGACAGAGCGTAAATCTAAAAGTCTTAAACCTAGGAGTAGAAGTTGCAGAAGAACTCTCCAATGTTTTTACCGACGGAGTCTATGTTTTGATCGGCAACCACGACATCTGGGGAAAGACATCTAACGACGTCAATTCTCTTAAGTCTTTAAAGTGGATTCCAAACGTCGAGATCTTCCAAGAGCCAGACATGTTAGTTCTTGGTGATAAGAAATTTCTAATGATGCCATGGAGAAAAGACCACGCATCAGAAGAGGAATTTCTAGACAATTCGGGGCCACACGACTACCTATGCTGTCACGCAGACATTAGAGGTCTAAAGTTTAATCGTTATGTGACCGTGGAAGAAGGAGCAGACTCTAAGAAGTTCAGCAAATTCAAGACCGTTTATTCTGGTCATATCCACTACTCCCAGACGGTAAACAACATCCACATGTTGGGATCTCCTTATGAACTGACCAGATCTGATATGGGAAATCCAAAGTCGGTGACCCTGCTAGATCTTCAGTCCGGAGAAGAAACAAAGTTCATCAACAACTTCTCTCCGAAGTTTAAGAAGTTCATCTTCGACCAGATTCTAGAGATGACGATCGAAGATCTAGAGCCAGAATTCAGAAACAACTTTGTCGACATTATGATCGACCCAAAGATGGCTCTGAGAGCACCTCTAAATATTCTAACAGAAAGCATTACGTCCCAGAGAAAATTAGGGTTCCACCCCTATGACCCGAACCAGGCCAATTCACTTTCTTCTCAAATCTACGACACGGACGGAAAGCAATTTAGCGTAATGGATTTCGTCAAGGAATACGTCGGAGGGATGGAATATGATGTAGAAACTAAGGATAAGCTAGTAGGAAGTCTAGAAAAATTGTATAAGATTGTAGTTGAAAAGGATCAAGAAATCAGATTATGAGAATTAAGAAGATCGAGTGGAGAAATTTTTCCTCTTACGGAAACAGAAAGCAAGAGATTGAATTTGAAGGTGAATCCTGCCTCTATCAAGTAGTCGGAGAAAATGGAGCTGGAAAGTCTTCAATCTCCCAGGTGATTACTTTTGGTCTCTACGGAAAGCTAGAGGGAAAGAAGTTGAAGGACATTCCGAATCGAATCAACGGAAATGCCTGGGTCAGAATCACTCTAGATTCTAACGGAACAGAAGTTGTCGTCGAGAGAGGACTTGAACCCAACTTATTTAAGCTATTCCTAGACGGTGTCGAGTACGATCAAGCTGGAGTTAGATCTGTTCAAGACTATCTCTCCGAGGACATTCTAGGCATCCCCTACTACGTGTTTAACAACACTATTTCACTCTCCATTAATGATTTCAAGTCCTTTATCAAAATGTCCTCACAGGACAAGAGAAGCATTATCGATAAGATCTTCGGATTCCATGTGTTGAATCAGATGAGAGACCTGCTGAAGGACGAGAACAGAAAGATCAAGGAGACCCTCGAAAATCTATCGGGAAGGCTTTCTTCTTTAGAGTCGACCATCGAGAGCTCACTCAACGAGATGGAATCGTTGGCCAATCAGATAGAAGAGGAATCTACCACCAAGAAGGAAGAACTCCAGAGATCTTTGGAAACGTTCGAAGGACTTCAGGTTATCCATTCACAAAGGACCGAGGAGTTTAGAGATATCGAGAATCAAGTTCAGGATGAAATCTCCAACACCAATCGTCTGCTAATTGAGTCTAGAGCTAAGCTTCAGGAGCTAAACAAGAAGATCAAATTGTATGAATTAGACCAGTGTCCGACTTGTCAAACCTCTTTAGATTCAGAGTTCCATCACTGTGTTAAAGATGGACTGGTTGCAGATCACACCGCAGTTACTTCCCAGTTAGACTCCCTAAATTCCACTGTGACGGAACTGAAAGACAAAGAGAGAGAAATCTCCACCACTAAAAGGGAGATTATGGACAAAGGAAGAAAGATTGAAATCAAGATCAGCGAGATTAAGAGAGACATTAAAATTCTTAATGAGTCGACCGGAGACAAACAATTGAATTCTCTCCAGAGAATAGTGGATAACCTTCAGGTGGAGAGGGATAAGATGTCGACCGAGTCTTTTAAGAATCAGGAGAAGAACAACTGGCTGAGAACCCTGGACGAAATCCTGGGAGAAAAAGGGGTTAAGCAAATGGCGATCAAAACCATCCTCCCCTCACTAAATTCTGAGATTCTAGATCTACTTGCCAAGATGCACCTGGACTACCAGGTCGTGTTCGACGAGGAATTTAATGCCACAATCTATCACATGGGTGTGGAAATTCCAACCCAAACTTTAAGTACTGGGGAGATGAAAAAAGTTGACTTCGTCGTTCTGATAGCTATCATGAAGCTCATGAAGATGAAGTTCAGCAGCATCAACCTCCTCTTCTTGGACGAGCTATTTAGCTCGGTGGATCCTGATGGTGTTCATTCTATTCTTAGAATTCTGAGAGAAGTGTGTAAAGAATTAGGTCTGAACATCTTCGTCATCAACCATGCTCCAATGCCCCATGAGATTTTCGACTGGAAGCTGGAGGTGGCCAAGGCAAACAACTTCTCTTCGATCTCGATAGACAAGTTCTAATTGGGATCTTTTCCTCTCCAGATATATAGAGGAAATAAGTCTGGAGTTTTGAAACCCTTATACAGTAGAAACCAAAATTTAATCGTCACCAAGTCGGATCTGAAAAAGAAAGGTCTAACTGCGGTGCAGGCGACGATGGTCGTTCCTGGCACTCAAGGGGCTGGACTTCTTGGGATCGGTCTACTCAAGCCACTTCCTGTAACTCCAACGGACTACGTTCCGATCATCAACACTAAGGGAAATCCAGTCTATTCTAAAACAACAGTTCAGACGTATTCTCTATTCTTTGCCCAATACGAGAACACATATATCCCTGCTGGAGACGAGAAGTTGTATTCTTTCGTTATAGTCAGAACACTAAACCCGATCTCTGCTAGCGAGTGTGCAGTTCAGCTAGGGATGAAGCAGGCCAACGTCTATGGTCTAACCACCACACAGTACGAAACCGGATCTTTCCAGCACCCGATCTATACAGACATGGAGAACTTTCCCTTGTCATTTATGTACACTGAAGTTCCTGTGATCCTTCAAACCGTTCCTGGAAGACTTGATAATGTTCCAATTGGTGCACCAAACTTCCCGTTAACACCAACAAAGGCTTCTTATCAGCAAGGAATGCTTCCGATGCCTCCGTATCCAAACTTTTCGACCTACTACGGTCAGACTGGAGGAACTGCAATTTCTGCCGGCGGGACAGTTGGATTCCTAGATTTATCTCTTAGAGTACCAACTACGGTTCAACCGACCTCCGTTCTCTGGGACTTTGGAGGAACCGGAGCATGTGCAGGATCGACCGGAGCTACCGCACAAAACCCACTGGTTTCATTTAGCATAGCAGGATCTTATACGGTTACCCTCACGGCTACTAATGCGAACGGAACGTCGAGTATCACCAAAACTAATTTTGTAACAGTATCTTAATATGGCTGGATTTTTAGAAAAATATAACGTAGATGAAGTATTCCTAAGGGGGATCATAGTTGGACTTCTTAGAAGTCTAAACGAGAAGGTGACGTACACCCAAATTAACCAACAGCAGCAGATACTAGAGGTTTATATCCCCTTTTTCTACTCGATGGCGGGAGACGAGACCTTCCTTCAGGATTTCTATTTGGATTATCTAGACTGCGACGGTCAATCACCTTTTGCAGAGGGAAATTACGACATCATCCCGAGAGGGGTTATTACTCTATCCGGAGTTAATATTGAAACTGGATCTCTAACCAACGGATTCGTCAGGGCAACCTACAATGTTGAGGATCTCCAGGGCCAGATGAAGGCATATTCTGCCTATACAAGTTCAATTCCACTGGCGATGACTTTCGACGTGAAGGTTAGGGCAGACAGTTTGTTGGACACGTTTAAGATCTTCCAGTCTGTTATCCAGACCTTCTATAAGGTATACAGCTTCAACGTCGAATTTGGCGGGATGAGAATTCCTGTCCAGGTTGGATTTCCTGAACAGTACCAGAACGACAAGCAGTTAGAGTTCAGTTACCTTAATACCCAGAAGTGGATCGAGACCTCATTTACAGTTGCAGTCGAAACGTATTACCCTCAGAAGGATCTTGCAACTCAGAGATTCAGAGGAAATCTCATGCAGGCAGGAATTAAGCTAAAGGTATCCACGGACGAGACCACAATCCTTCCTGGAGAATCTAGCTTATTCTAAGCCAGATTCTTTTCTGAGTTGAATATATACAGAAATATCAAAGTTGTCTAATGGCTAATAATTTTCCAAATAATCCAATTCTAGAACCGGGCTTATCCGTTAGAATTATTGATGGGTCTAGCAGTCAGACCAATGACACCTTATATTTCATTGGAACGGAGAACAACTACGTTAAAAAATCTGCCCAGAGTGAGACCAGAAACTACTCGACATTCGGTAACTTCTGGCTGAAGCAGGTCTCGGTGGAGAACAACTTTAGCGACATTCTAGACGGAGGAGATTCTGAACCAGGAACAGCACAGTTCTTCGGTCCGATCGTCGGAGGGGAGTTCCCAACCCAAACTAGACTATTAAATCAGTTATAAAAATATCAAAGCAGAATGGCTTATAGAATACAATTTAGAAGAGACACCACAGCAAACTGGACCAGCATCAATCCTATCCTTCTCCAGGGAGAATTTGCATACTCATTAGATACTGGATTTGCAAAGATAGGGGACGGAAGTTCAACGTGGTCCCAGTTGACCTACTTCGGTGGAACTGGACCGAGCGGACCGATTGGGCCAACTGGAGCTGCTGGTACATCTGGAACTTCAGGAACGGATGGAACATCAGGATCTTCTGGAACATCTGGAACATCAGGAACATCAGGATCTTCTGGAACCTCAGGATCCAGCGGAACATCAGGATCTTCTGGAACGGACGGAACATCAGGATCTTCTGGAACCTCCGGAACCTCGGGATCTTCTGGAACATCAGGATCCACCGGAACCTCAGGATCTTCAGGAACAGACGGAACATCAGGATCTTCTGGAACATCAGGATCCTCTGGAACCTCCGGATCTTCTGGAACCTCCGGAACCTCCGGAACTAGCGGAACTTCTTTTTCTTCCCCTTATTCCGGGAATTTGAACGTTACCTCTGGCCAGGCCTGGGTTTCCTCCTATGCTTCAACCACTGCTATAAGCTGGAACAACGGGAACGTTCAGACTTATACCCTAACAGCTAGTACAACATTTACTTTCAGCAACCCAAATGCAGGTGCAACCTACATTCTAATTGTTAGACAGGCAGCAGCAGGAGGATATACTGTTACGTGGCCCACTGTTTCTTGGAGCGGAGGATCTACCCCTGTTATGACTTCTACCGCTAACCAATACGACGTTTACACTTTTGTGTATGCGAATGGTAAGTACTACGGATCTTACGTTCAAGACTTTGCCTAATGTATGATAGTTTATCCTATGTCTTTTATCAAGACATCTGGTCCCCCACCAATACCAGATGCTACTTTATATTTTGATATTGGAGACCCTGCTTGCTACTCTGGATCTGGAACTTCGATAAACGATATTTCCGGAAATAATAACGACGGGACGCTAAGTGGAGACTGGTCATACTCCTCGTCAAACGGGGGAACTATCGTGATGGGAGGAACTAACAGCTTAGTATCGGTTACCCAAAATTCTTCTATTAATTTTAGTAATATTTCTTCTCCTATATCGATTGTTATCTGGGCTAAAATTGGATCGGGGTACTCTGCTAACGAAGGGATCTGGAACAAAGAGTTCGAAGCACCTTCTTACGACGGAATAAGACTTCTAGCATATACCTCAGAAGCATTCTATTTGGGGGTCAATGGGTCTGGTTATGACAGCAAAGGACCTAGCTCTACTGGAGCTTTTACTGCAGATACCTGGACTATGATTACCACTGTTATCGTCGGAGGAACTTCTAAGATCTACGTCGATGATAATTCCTCCCCGGTACTTTCTTTGAGCACACCTAGCCAGAGTTTATCCGGAACCTCTAATTTGGAGATAGGTAGAGACTTCAATACAGGATCTGGATATCTCCCAATGACTTGGGGACAATTCAGATACTATAAAGGGAAATCTTTAAGCACGTCAGTTATAGCTGAGATGTTTGATACGGACAAGGCTAGATACGGGCTATAAAAATTTAACCGAAATTAATTAATCTAAACCGGATCTATCCGGTTTTTTTTGTTGAAACTATTTAATGAATAAATGATATGAAGATAGATAAAAAGTAATAACATGGCAGAATCTACTAAATTAACCCAGGAAGAACTAGACAACATTCTAATTCTGAGAGAAAAAATCAGAGCAAACGTCGAGTCGATAGGAAGACTAAACATCAAGAGACACTTTATTGAATTAGAATTAAAGACAGTCCAGGAAGACCTAATCCACGCTTACGAGGAGTCCGAAAATCTAAGCATGGAAGAGGACAGACTAGTTAAAGAGACGGTTGAGAAGTATGGAGACGGTGATTTAGATTTTAATACCGGGATGTATAGCCCTAAGTCCTAATTGCCCCCTTAATCCGTAATTCTTCTCAGACCTCTTACGATCACAACATCGAAATGAAAGAAATTTACTATTTAGTTCACAGTAATAGTTTTGGAGATACGCTAGCATCAACTCCAACCCTTAGATATCTGTCAAAATCCCACGGACAAAAAATAAACATCGTTACCCACAAAAAGGATGTTTTTGGAAATAATCCCTATGTCCAAAATACATTTAGTTTTTCGGAGTTTAATAATCTTACTCTAGATGAAATAGTAAGATATGAAAGTTTTACTTTTGCAGGGAGAAAAGATAATAATGGGATCGAAAAGAAATTTTCGCATATAGATTCCAGACAAATCCATTCCATGGATTTGGGATTTCAATTACCAAATGAAGAGTTATATTACGATTTCTTCCCAGACCCTCTTTCCCTAGATATTGAATTGCCTGGAAAGTATGTTGTTTTACACGTAACAACAAATTGGCCAAATCGTACCTGGGGCTATAATAATTGGGTTGCTTTAATTAAATGGCTAAAAGAAAATAACATATTTACTGTACTAGTTGGTGCTGGTTACAAAGAAGAACTTCACAGATCCTATAGTAGTGGATCTCTAGAAAAAGATTGCCCGATGTTTGATGACTACTATGGATTAGATTTAACAAACAGAGGAAGTATAAGTGATATGTGGTGGGTTATTAATAGGTCACAATGTTTAATCACTATGGACTCTGGGCCTCTTCATTTAGCAGGAACAACAGATGTTGAAATTATTCAGCTTGGAAGTGCAATTAATCCAAAACTCAGAGCTCCGTATAGAAATGGCAGACAAGATTACAAATACCATTATTTGGAGGGTACCTGTGATTTATTCTGTAATTCTAATTTATTCTATAACATAAAGGAATGGGGGGACATTAATTCTGTACCACCCCAACCAAATTGTCTAGAAAACAAACCAACCTTCGAGTGCCATCCATTTGTCCCTCAGGTTATTGAAAAGGTAAAAAATATTTTAGCTATAGAAAATACAAAATTATTTACTGACTATATAGAATTTTTTGAATCTGATGAGAATAGAATAGATTTTAACTTTAAAATATCTCTGGATTTGGATGTAAAAATTGAAGCGATTGATGTTAATACCGGACTGAAAAGAGATAAATGGGAGGGAACGTGTAAAAGACTAGATTCAGGTAATTATTGGTGGGCACCGAGTCCAGGTAGATTAAAAAATCTAGGAGATATTATACTTAAACTATTTATTGGTGATGAATATAAAGGGGAATATTTATTAAAGATCCCAGGAGGTAAAAAGTTTATAGTTAAAGATAAAGAGTTTTATCTGGATAAATTTGACGATTATAATTACTCAACTTTTTGGGAAATATTCATTCATGAGGAATATGTCATTAACGGTAAAAGCATCGTAGATAAGGGAGACCAGGTATTAGACGTTGGAGCAAATTTTGGCTTCTTTGCTTTGTATGCATTGGAAAATGGAGCTAATAAAATTTATTGTGTTGAACCTTTTCCGCAAGCATTTGAAAATGTTGTTAGCCTATCAAAAGATTTTAATATCGTACCGATAAATAAAGCGGTTTCTTCAAAGTCGGAAGATTTGTACATGTCCATAAATCCAGGCTGTTCGGCAACTAATTGTTTATCGGATTACAACGATATTTTTAATAATGATGGTGGAAAATTATTGGTTAAAACAATAGATATTAATAATTTGATAGAATCTGTTGGATCATATATTGACCTATTAAAGGTTGACTGCGAAGGTGCTGAGTTAGATATTTTCGAAAGTATAAAACCTGAAAATTTAAATAGAATTGGTAAGATGGTTATAGAGACTCATTCTGACTATATTGATACTTACATTAGAAATGTTTTAGCCGAAAATAATTTTGAAATTCACAGTAAAGGTAACATACTTTTTGCATTCTCATCTTCAGTAATAAAAATAAAATAATATGAAATTTGGAATTTATACAACTTTTTATAACTGTGAGAGATTTATTGATAAAATATTCTCGTCAATAGAATCTATATCTTACGAAGATTTTGAGTGGCACATTACTGATGATTATTCCTCTGATAATACAAGACAATCAATTTTAAATAGGATAGAAAAAAGTCCAATTAAGCATAAAATTTTGTATTGCGAACAGACCGAGAAAAAACAAATGTACTGGAAGCCAAATCTCTTTTTTGATGACACGTTTGATTGGATAATATTGGTCGATGCTGATGATGATTTTGATTATAATTTTCTTTCAGTGTATAATGATTTCCTAGAGAATAGAGATGACGTTTCTTTAGTTTCCTCTGATTTCTTTAAAGTAAACGAAAGATCTAATTCCCTACATTCAATTTCCTATGTTATAAATGAGGATAAAATTACTGACAAAATATTAAAATACCACCCAAGTTGTGACTACTTAAATAATGTATCGTACAGTTGTTTTGGTCATTTAAGAGGTTTCAAAAATACCATACCTTCTTTTGATGTCGACGACATGCTGGCATGTGCTGAGGATAGTTATCATGTATTTTGGTCGAATTCACACGGTAAGTACCTGCACATACCAAGACCTCTATATTTTTGGTTTTTGAGGGATGATTCAGAATCACATGCTAAGTCAGTCCCTCCTAATTTTAATGGTAATTTTGAAATGTCATTAAGCAAATTAAAAAACAGCGATTATGGGGTTGATACTTTTTTTAATGAAATTTATTTAGAAACCTGCTCGCTAGGCTCTTGTGAAATCGGTAGTTTAAAAAATAAGAAGGTTTCTTTGTGGACAAGACCTCTATCAGAAACACAAAAACAAAAACTAACAAAACTGTATTCGGATTCAGATTTAACTTTTAATAATGAAAATGCTGATACCCATATATTTGCCCTAAATTTCTTTAATGATACCGATCTAGAAAAAATATTAGATAAGGTAGGTAGTAAAAAAATGTTGTTCTACTACCAAAATCAAAAATTTCATTCCGACAACGATAAGAAGGATAGAGAATTACAAACACAGTTAGATTACTATCGTAATATCATTGGGAAATACACAAACTATGGCTGGTGGACATATATAAGACATTTTATTATTAATAATTAATGGATAAAATATGTATTCTAACATCATACACCGACAAAATAAGGTGGGGTGATTATGGTAAATGCGATTATGGGGATTTAGCATCGACCAACCATTTAGATTATGCAAATAAACATGGGTATTCTTACTTAAAACAAATTGTAAGAGATCTCGATTATTTAGATTGGCACCCAACCTGGATAAAGATAGATATTTTAATAAAAACATTACCTCTGTTCGACTATGTGGTTTGGATTGATGCTGATGCAGTTTTCGTAAACAAAGATGTAAAGATTGAAAATTTCGTTCAAGATGGCATTGATCTAATTTTACCCAAATTAGAAATGGACAAATTGACGGGTAACGTCTGGACTAATACTACCACAGGATTTATGATATGGAAAAATAGCGAGTGGTCGCTTAATCTATTAAATAATCTTTGGAGTAATCCCGGTCACTATAGATTTGGTTCTTTCCATGAACAAACAAGGCTGGACGAACTTCTCCAGGATTTATTTTATTTACCGGGGGGAGAAAATATTTTTAATAAATTGGTTGATGATATAGAAATCCCTATTATATTAAACAATATCAAAATTATACCGTATTCATACCATAGATATTTTGAAGACGGTGTAATAAATTATGTTTATCACGCCGGAGGGAATACTTTAACCAAACTCGAAAGAATAAAAAATATTCTAAAATAAGCTATGTTTAGTATCAGATACGTTGAAAAAAGTAGAGAGCATCCAAATGGTCAAATATTTGCACAAATATTTGATGAGGCTAGTTGGATATACAAAGAAAATGAATTACCCTTTATTTTTGAAGTCTGGGTTAAGAATAAATTAGCATGGAGTAATAATTTATTACCTAACGGTTGGGCAAGCTGGGACTGTTTAGAATCCGATGAGTTACAAGCATTGATTAAAGACTCAAAAGATAATATAATATCACATTTCAAATTAGATATGTGGGTTAATAGAAATTCAACCGAGCAATTTTTTGATACCTGGGTAATGAAAAACCCAAATTCAAGTGGTATTGTTATCGGTACCCACGATGGTACAAGTGGTGAATGGGTTAAACACGTTAAAAATAATCGGGTAAACGTTATATTAGTTGAAGCATCAGAAAAACAATTTAATGAACTTAAATCTAATTATGAAGGGTTTAATAATGTTAAATTTAGGAAAGAAATTATAACTTCAGACGGTAGGGAAACTGAATTTTTCGAATTTGGCTCTGGCCACGCAAATACTGTGAGTAAAGAACATTACGAAAAACACGTATTTACCCAGGACTTATCTAACATAATTCTCACTAAAACTCTTGGGGTTAATGATTTAATCGTTCAGGAAAATTTACAAAATACCCTAGATTGGATTCATCTAGACACCGAAGCAATTGACGATGAAATCATAATGGGACTGGACTTTTCCTTTATAAAGAAACCAAAGCTTATTGTATTCGAGACCATTAATTTTTCTGAAGAAAGAACCGGGGATTCGACTCGTATTGATAAACTTTTCGATTGGCTAAATTCAAATGGCTACGTAGTAAAATATGACTACTGGAATTCCTTTGCTTTCCTATCTTAGAAATATTATTTAAGTTATGCTGAAAATTACATATACAACTATTGTTAATGAACATTTTTTACCCTATTTAGAACAGCTGATTAGGTCACACCAAATGTTTAGTCGAATAGATTTAACCGTCTATACAATTAATTTCGATTACGAATTAAAAAATTATAAAAACATAAATTTTATAAAATTCATCGACGATGACTTAAATGAGTTTGAACTGACTGGAAATAATAGATTTATCAAAAACGACTACGAGAAGCATAAGTACACAACCCTACTTAAGTCTAAAGTTTTGAAGAATTTTTCGGATTCGTACGATTATTATTTTTTTGTGGACTCGGATATTTTGTTTACAAAAAATTCAGATATTTTATTTATCAATACCATAAATGAGTTTGGCCATTCTAAGTTCCCAATTAGTGTAAAATATTTTTATCAATATAGCGACACTCACAGGCCTACCGAATCTATTTTCGATGAGGCTGGAAAATTCAACCCAAAGTCATTGGGCTATTATCCCCTGATCGAATTATACAATACGGATTTCAGCGAAATAGACTACCTAACAACGTATTGTATTTATTACACTAGAGAGTGTTATGATTTTATAGATGAAGTTGAACGAATATGCTTTGATGAGAATGTAATCAGAGATTATAAAAAGTACTTGCCGCTGGGCGACGAAACCGTGTTCAATTATTTATATTCAAAGTATAATTTTAGCAAATTTATTTCCGGGTATCTTTGTTATAACATAAATCCTTTCCTAGGTATATCTTCTGCAGTAAGTAATTTAGAAAAAATAAATAATTTCGTCTCGTTCATTCATACAAAAAGATACATCACAGATAATCCATCTGGTAAAGATTTTAGCAACACTAATACGGAAGAATACGATCGGATATTTGATATATTATCGAAGAGGGAATCTCAAGAAAATAAAATTAATATTTTCTCTATAGAAAAAGAAGAAGATTGCGAGATTATCAGATTTAATGTAGATGATACCTACGATAAAACTTATAAAGTAATTATAGTGTCCCTATTCAGGCCAAAAGAAGAGCAAGTATTTATCATGCATTTAATGTCCGGAGTTAATTACTTTATATGTAAAAATAGGGATCTGTTAGTAAAAGATACCCACTTTATTATCCGGGATGAAGATATAATCAGAGATACAGCTAAACTAATATAATTAAAAATGAGAAAAAATTTATCGATCGAAGAAATCGCAGATTACATTTTAGAAAAAGATCTAATAGACAGAAATGTAACTATACAGGTATACGAGGAACTTGTCCATCTTGGGCATTTTTTAAATAGCCTAAAGCCTCATAACATCTTAGAAATAGGTGCAAGAGGTGGTACTTTTTTATTATTTAATGAGGTTTCAACGGGTACAAAAATAGCTGTAGATATTGATAAAGCATTTAAAGATAGCATATATCTTTCTATGATGGGTGAGGATTTTCATTTTTTGTGCGGGAACTCTCAATCTATAGAAACCTTCGAAAAGGTTAAAAGTATTTGTCCCCAATTTGATTTTATCTTTATTGACGGAGACCATAATTACGAAGGGGTAAAAAGAGATTTTGAACTGTATAAAGAATTGTTAAGTCCACGGGGTTACATTGGTTTCCATGATATAGATCCTGATCATGTATTTAGAAATATCTATAGCCCCGATGAGCCTACGACAGGAAAGGTAAGAAGATTCTGGGAAGAGCTAAATTATGGAACAAAGGTCGAGATCATATGTCAAAAATCGAACGGGAAGGGGTATGTTCCCTATGACAAGAATCTAAAAGAACATTTTGGAGGAATTGGAATTTGGAGACCCTAATTTTTTTAGATCAAGGATGAAAACATTGATGATTATATCACCGCATATGTCGACAGGAGGATGTCCGCAAGTGGTTGCAAAAAAAGTAGAACTATTAAAAGACTTCTATAACGTTATTGTCATCGAATATGAAATGCTGGCGTGGTCTTATGTTGTCCAGAGGAATCGAGTAATTGAGATGATCGGAGATAAATTTATATCCTTGTCAGAGAATAAAGAGTATGATTTATTTAATGCTATTGAAGATTATAACCCAGATCACATTTTTATTGAGGAATTCCCAGAGACTTTCATGGATCACCATATTATTAAAAGACTATATTCATCTAGCAGAAGCTATAAAATTTTTGAAACCACTCATAGTTCTCATTCAAGAGTCGAGTGGAAAAAATTTATGCCGGATAAATTTATATTTGTGTCCCCGTTTAGCTGTGAAACATTTAAAGATACCGGTGTACCTTTTGATTTGATTGAATATCCAATTGATAAAAAAATACCAGGTAAATCCCTATCTCAATCCACCTTAGGATTAGACCCTGATTATAAACACGTTGTGAACATAGGACTATTTACTCGGGGTAAAAATCAGGGGTATGCATTTGAGATTGCTAGATTGCTGCAGGATTATAAAATTAAATTTCACTTTCTGGGCAACCAGGCTTCAAATTTTGCGGACTATTGGGAGCCCATAATTGATACAAAGCCAGATAACTGTATTGTTTGGGGGGAAAGAAATGACACTGATACCTTTCTCCAGGCTTCTGATGTCCATCTATTTACTTCCAATATGGAATTAAACCCTTTAGCAATTAAAGAGTCTCTTGAGTATAGTTTACCTACTTTTATTTTTAATCTGCACACCTATAAAGGAAAATATGACAACGAAGAAAATGTTATCTTTTTAACAGGGGAAGCAAGAGAAGATGCAAATCAACTTCTAATTTCTCTCGGGTTTGAACCCATGAAAGAAAAAAATCTTAATATCAAAGTTGTCCATTTATTACTAGACCCAAATGAACCGCAGGATATTTTGGAATCCAATTGGAAGTCAACAATCGAAAAACAGAATTTATCGATCCAGTGTTGGGAAAACATGGAACATAAGTTTACATCGTACGTGAAAAGATATTCTGTCGTCAATAGAACTGAACTACCTGTCGAAAACTGTAAAGACCCTTCTATTATAAACCCTTCTAAGGAATTTAAGAACGAGCCCCCAGTTTTAACCTATGGACACTACGGTGCATATAAAGCACACACACAAGGGATATATGAGAATTTTAGTGAGGATGTTGACATGTTAATTATTGCTGAAGGAGACTCGTTCACCGATTTATCTCCGGATGAATTTTATGCTAGCATAATAGACGCATATAATCTCTCCCTCAGAATAAATGCTAAATTGATTAGTTTTGCTGGACCGTGTTACATGACCGGGGGAGAATGGTGGAATATGACGAAAGACCACGGGGACTGGTTAGAAGTACCACATTTCTTGATGGGAACTACTTATCTAATTATGAAATCGGAAAGAGAAAATATGTCATATAACATTCTGAATACCGGATGGCACTCACCGGATTTTTGGTTAGCGTGGAACTATAACATGAAATCCAAAATACTAGTTAGCAAGGAAAAGCTAGTGTATCAAAAAGAAGGATATTCTGTTTTAGACTACCTAGAAAAAGATATTAATTAATTTTGAATACCTCTAACTCTTAATATACTGGATAAATCGATTGGCGAATTTGTGGGGATTCTTTTGAAACTTCATGGTTATTATCGGTATAATAAAAACCTGTACTTGAACTCGGTGTCTCGAAAATTGTTAAAATCCTCTGGATTTTAGTTCATTCTTACCCGCATTTGAAGATATGATAAAATATAAAAAATATAATTTCTAATGAAATGGAAAAATTTTACAATATAGAAGAGCAAAGGCTATGGAATGAACCTCACATGTGGGCGGAGGGTGGACACGAATGGTCAGTTCCGTTTGGAACGACAGAAAATTTATGGAATAAAGAAATTTTTGATGTCGTGAAAGAATTTAGAGGAAAAAAAATACTAGAAATTGCACCTGGGTTTGGAAGGATGACCCAATTTCTTTCGATCTTAGCCGGTGAACTCATTGTAATTGATTTAAACCCACTCTGCATCCAAAAAACAAAAGAAAAACTGGGTCATCATGTTTTAGCTTACCTTCTTAACGACGGTAAATCGTTAAAGGGAGTTAGGAATAATTCCCAAGACCTAGTTTTCTCCTATGACTCTTTCGTTCATATGCACTCAAATGTAACGGAGGAGTACATTAAAGAAATTTATAGGGTATTAAAACCTGGCGGATATTCTTTTATTCATCACTCTTGGATTTACGCGGGTAACGAGAACTCTTTTAAAAATTCCGCAGGAAGAGCAAACATGTCACCTGAGCAATTTAAAGAGTTTGTTGAGAATAACAACATGGAAATTATCTCGCAAAATCCCATACATTTTAACCCAATAAATTCTTGGAATGGAGTGGATTGCATTTCTGTATTTAGAAAACCCCAGTAATTATAAAAAAATAAAATTGGATATGAGAGATACTTCGAACGTGATTAATATTAACGGTAAAGAATATAATTTATCCTCTCCGACGGGGGAAGAATATAAAAAAATGCATATTGAAGCATTTGGAGATGAATATAAACCCCCGCTAACAATAGGGGTCAACTCAAACAATGTGGATGGATATTTCCTCGAATTAAAAACCAACTCGGTAGAAAATTTCCTGGTAGAATTTTTTGACCACGGGGAAAATTTAATCTTTAAAACCGAATTATCGTCTGGGATGTATGCTAAACTGAATAGAGGATATTACACTAAATGGAAAACTAAGTTTAGCTCGGACAATTTGTCTTTTGAGCACGAATTTGATCTAGAAAATAGTAGAGTGTTTATTGTTTTTGAATCAAGTTCATTGGGGGATACCCTTGCTTGGATGCCATATTGTGAAGAATTTAGGAAAAAACATAATTGTCATGTTATTGTTTCTAGTTTTATGAACTCGATTTTTGAAGGCCAATATCCGGAGATTGAATTTGTTGATAGGGGTGTTGTGGTATCAGATATTAAAGCTTTATATAGGCTTGGGTGGTTTTATGATAAAGACAAAGAACCCGAAGAGCCAAATACGATACCTTTACAAAAAGCTGCAACAAATATTCTGGGTTTAGATTTTTCAGAAATAAGACCTAAATTATCATTTATCCCAGGACCAAGACCTATTGAAGAAAAATACATAACAATTGGTATGAGCACAACCGCTGGATGTAAAGAATGGTCGCATCCCAATGGATGGCAAACCTTGATAAATCATCTAAATAATTTGGGGTATAAGGTTGCTGTCATCCAAAAGGAGGAATTCTCGGGTATTGAAAATGCTTTAGATTGGACGGGAAATAAACCATTACAAGAAAGGATGAGTCAAATTTATCATTCCGAATTTTATATTGGGTTAGGATCTGGATTAAGCTGGTTAGCATGGGCGGTTAACAAACACGTCGTTATGATTTCTAATTTTTCTGAAGACGGCCACGAATTCACCGATAATACTACGAGAATAACCAATCCTTTAGTATGTAATGGATGCTGGAATAACCCCAACTTTAAGTTTGATAAAGGTGATTGGTATTGGTGTCCAGCACACAAAGGGACTGATAGACAATTTGAATGCCATAAATCAATAACACCAGAAATGGTAATCGAACAAATAAAAAATTTATTATAATGCTTAAATTACAAGAAACAATAAAAGGAGAATTCTGGTCAACATTCGATTGGAATTCCGTTGACAGTGAAGGATGTATTGTTGATTTGGGGTGTTTGTATTGGGATTGGTCAAATTATTGGTTTGGTATGAAGAGGGTAATTGGGGTTGATCCGTTTGAAACCACGGTACCAATTGGTGCTGAATTATTTAACGGGGTTTTAGGTCCATTAGACTGTAAAATTAAAATGGATAAGATAAACAATAATGAAATAGAAGGTGTGGTAAATTATAATATTAACGAAGATGATGTTAATTTATATGAAATGATATCTTGGAAAACCTTTTGTAAAAAATTTAATATTGATAAAGTCTCAATATTAAAAATCAACATTGAAGGTTCCGAATACTCTTTTTTAGACAGTTTAGATGGATCCGATTTTTCTAAAATAAATCAAATTATTATTAGCTTTCATGATTGGATGGACCCTAAATATTCAGATGCGACAAAATCATCAATTGAAATGCTAAAAAGAAATGGCTATACAGTGATTTCAACCTACTTTAGTTTTGGCTGGTACTTATGTGTAAAAAGTGAATTTATAAACACAGACTATTCTGATAGGTTGATGTGGTAATTAACTGAATATAATGCTTATTACAATGAAAACAATTTTAATAGAAATTCTATCAACCTCTATTGGCGATACCATCGCATCAACCCCATACGTTTCAGAATACCAGAAAAAACACGGCTGTAAAATTTACTATAAAATAAATGGCCGCTTAATTCCGTTTTTAGAAAATGTATACACAAACATTAATTTCATTGATAAAAAAACAACTGTTGAATTTGACGAGCAAATAATTTTAAAATATATTTTTAGTAAAAATGTTCAAGGAGGTTTTGCTGAACAGCTGGGATTTGAGAATCCATCATACATTAGGCCGGAAATTGCCATCTCTGACTCAACCCGACCAATTAAAAATAAATACATTATTCTAGGTGTTCATTCTACTGGACAAATTAGATATTGGAACCATCCGACAGGTATTAAGTCTCAGCCATCTACACCAAATTGGAATGATCTTTCTGGTAGATTAAGGAAACTCGGCTACACCCCGGTAACTGTTGAAAGAGACGAATTGTTTGGGACCCCTCCATTTTTCAATGGTGTTCCTTCAAAATCCAATAAAAAAATTGGTGTTGATTTATTAGAATCTCTTCAATTAATTCAGCATAGCGAGTTCTATATCGGTCTAAATTCAGGGATGGCATGGCTGGCTCATGCATTAGGTAAAAGAGTTGTTATGATATCTAATTTTAGCGAAGACTGTAACGAGTTTGATTTATCTCTAGATGATTATATCCGGATAACGAACAAATCCGTTTGCCACGGCTGTTGGAACCAAATAGATATTGAGCACTCGTTCGATCCTGATGATTGGTATTGGTGCCCGAGGCATAAAAACACTGAAAGACAATTTGAATGCCATAAATCGATAACTGTGGATGATGTTATATCCCAAATAGATAAATGGCTATAAAAATTAAATTGGTGATAGATTATTATAGATAAAATTTAGATACAAGTCTAACGTGGAGCAGAAAAAAAAACTCATAATTGGAAGTACTTCTCAGATCTCTAGTTTCCTACCGGATCACGAATTTAAAAAAGTAAACTCTAGGGATTTTTCTGAATCCGATATAGATGGTAAATGGGATTTAGCTATTTTAGCTTTTGGTGAGAATAGAAAAAACTTAGAACCATATAGTCTATACGAAAAAATAAACATAGATCTAACTTTTAAGACCTTAGATTTTCTGAAGAATAAGTGTTCTAGAATAGTAGTTTTTTCTACGTGCGAGTTATGGAACAAACATTTCGGTGGAATAGATTTAAAAACCCCAATGGAATTCTATGAAACTAATTATACTAGGTCTAAGTTTGAGATGACTAGAAGAATATTGGACAATAATGACAAGTATTCTAACGTTGTGATTCTATTCCCCTTTAATTTCAACTCAACAAAAAGATCCAAGGATTTTCTTTTCGGGAAGATATTTAACTCCATCATAAACAAAGAGGAGGTGGAAATTGGGGATACCTATTATTACAGGGACCTTTTCCATCCTAAATTTATAATAGAGGAAATTTTGAATGCATCTGAACACAAGATAATAGGATCCGGTAGGTTAACCTTTGTGAATGACTTTATCCGTGATCTTTTTAGTGCATACGACTTATCTTATGACGACTTAGTTAAAGAAAATTTAGAGTCTTTCAGAGAATATGAGATAAAATATGAATACTACCTCAAGAGCAGACTTCCTCTCTACCCTTATTCTAGGTTAATGGAGGACACTATAAATGATATAAATCGAAAAATTGATGAAAAAGAAAACAGCACTAATAACGGGAATTAATGGGCAGGATGGATCTTATCTTGCTGAATTTTTGCTAGAAAAAAATTACGACGTCTGGGGAACAATAAAGAGAAATTCTGTCTCAGAAAATCAAACCTCTAGGATAGAAAAAAATTACGACAGAATTAAGGACAATTTAGAATATGCGGATCTAACAGATCTGTCCTCGCTGGTGAGAGTTATTCAAAAATGTAATCCTGACGAAATCTATAACTTAGCAGCACAATCCCATGTAAGGATCAGCTTCGATCAACCCCTTTATACTGCAAATGCAACCGGGATTGGCTCACTTAATGTGTTAGAAGCAGTGAGAGTTGTAAATCCAAAGATAAAAGTTTATCAAGCTTCCTCGTCTGAGATGTTTGGCAATAATATAGATTCGGATGGATACCAGAGGGAAACTACCCCAATGGATCCAGTTTCACCCTATGGGTGCTCTAAGGTCTTTGCCTATAACATATCTAGAAATTATAGGAACTCCTATGGAATGTTTATCTCTAATGGGATTTTATTTAATCACGAATCACCTAGGAGAGGAATTAATTTTGTCACCAATAAAGTTGTAAAAACTGCGGTCGAAATAAAAAAAGGAACTAAAGATAAACTTTACATAGGAAATCTAGAATCCACCCGGGATTGGGGGCACGCAAAAGACTATGTCAAGGCAATGTGGATGATACTCCAGATGGACAATCCCGGAGATTATGTTTGTTCGATGGGAACCTCCCATAGTGTAAAGGAACTCGTCGAGTACGTATTCCGTAAACTTGATCTAGATTGGACATCTCACCTAGAACAAAGAGATAAGTATTTTAGACCAGAAGAACTCCAGGACCTCAAGGGGGATTCTTCTAAGTTGAGAAATGAAACTGGCTGGTCTCCTTCTTATACTTTCGAAACCATGATAGATGAGATGATCGAGTATTGGCTGGAGAAATTGTAATGTCAATCTGGACCTTGTAATGGTCTTTGTGCATAAGGTCTTTTATCTGAGATATATAATAGGGTTAATCCCTAAATATATTCGACTAGATGACATTTTACCCAGAAAATAGATTTCCCAAAGAAGGCCAGCCGGTCTATAACGGAAACGGTGAGCAGTATGACATTACCGATCCGAGATATGCCTATGCGGACGACCTCCCAAATACTGCGAAGCCCCCGCCATCTTCAACTAACGATCTGTTTACAACGGTAGAAGGAGCTCTAGCCAGAGCAGCCCAGATTGGGTGTAACGGATATCACATTCAGGGTATTCCCTATCCTGAAGGAGGAACAGCCTACTACTATGCACCCTGCGGAGACAACTATATTGACGTAACCGGAGCAGAATGGCTTGCCCTTAGAAAGGAGCAGATTGATTCTGCACTTAATTTTACCTACATAGGAAGTTATAGGGTTCTGAGCTGGGACAAGCCCTATCGCAACGTCTCTTCCCTAAACGGATGGATCATCGATTGTCTAAATACTTCTTCCAATCCAGTCGATCTAGACACCCAAGATATTTCTATTGACTTTAGATATTCTGTCGACGGGGAAACCTGGTCCCTCTGGACTAACGTTGGAACGGCACTCACCGGTATTTCCCAGTCCAACACATCGAACGAAAAGTCCAACCTTTTCCTTATCGAGCTAAATCCAGATCAGCCATTTTATCCCGAATTCAGATTCACATCAACCGTCAAGAACAATGATGGGACGATAGCTTATCAGGGGGATCAGCCGATCTCTCCGTCTGTTATCATTATTGACTTCAATCTGGATGTGACCTACGCATTCCCTTTTGATCCAACGAACGAGATCATCAGAAATCCAGTTCCTTCCTGCTCAGAAGAGAGAAGCAACCGTCCGGTCGTTTTTAATACAGACTGTACTCAAATAACGTTCAACCCTTATGCAGTTAATTCTGCTCTGAATCTATATCAAGATCTAAGTCTTTCCGTGAATAAGCTGTTCGGATGGGAGGTAAACTACTACTCGGTTCAGGCCCAGTCTAGATCTAAGGACGTGATCCTAAAAGAGTTTACCCTCTACGACGTTGTTGACGAGAAGTGCGTCAAGGTGATGGTTCCACAGAACCAGTTCCCTGATAACAAGATCAACTTCGACCCGTTCGGTCTTCAGTTTGAAGAGCCCTTCGAGATCCATATTGATAAGATCTACTTCGAGTCCTTCTTTGGAAGAGGTGCTCAGCCCAGAAAGAGAGACATTATCTACTTCCCTCTGACCAACAGAATATACGAGATCAATTCGATGTATCTCTTCAGAGACTTTATGTACTCCCCGGTCTACTTTAAGATCGAACTGAAGAAGTATCAACCGAAGTCCAACACCTACTTCAACGATCCAGCCTACAAAGAACAGCTGGACGGAATTGCTTTAAATTCCCAGACCTTGTTCGGAGCAGAGACCGTAGCAGAAGAGGAGAAGTTGACCAAGCCTCAGCAGTACGTCACCAGCACACAGAATAGAGATCCGGATCCAATCAGGTCTTATATTTACAACGACCTCCCGATTGTTGGGTACGACCTAAACAATAACTGGACGATAGTGTTCAACCACTACTACGATATGGACGACTCCTTCCAGTACAATCCGGAGTTTATCTACGATCCTGCGGAATACAGACAAGCATTGAGGTACAGAACCCTTCCTATTCTAACAGAGGCCGGAGAGCTAGCTTACACTGCTTGGTTCAACATTAGAAACTACTTCGATCAATCTAAGATGACGAAGAGGGCATACCCTTCTCTTCCTATCACAGTCGTTTCTCAAGACGACACCAAGATCGTCTACAGCACCCACCCGTATCGCCACGGCCTCCAGCCTTGGATGTCCTACTCGGAAAATCCAGAAGGATATGTTGCCATCTCGGCGGATGCAAACCACACCGGTGGATTTAGAGTTAGATCCGTCATCAACGAGTTCCAGTTCTCTGTTGCCAATCCAAACATGCCGATGGCTCAGAACAGATCATCTTGGAGAATGCAGAAGGCTCAGGCTAGAAACTTCTTAAACGGGCTGTACGTTAGCACAAATGGATCGGTAAAAGGATTTAGAATCGACATTATACATTCTGGGGTCAACGAGCCCGCAAACTCTAGCTATCTGGGAGTAGGTAGTGTTGAAGTTGTGCTCAATGATCTAATCATCAACTCCCCTCTTCAGTTTACACCAGTCTTTGGAGATTGGTATGCGATGGTGGTTAACGTTTCTAATAAGTACAAACAGGTTGCGATCAACATGTGGGAGATGTCCTACGATCCAACAAACCCCCAGGAGCAGTCTAGCAATCTGGTCAACATTCATGAGTATGTTAGATCCCTAGCCACTCCTTATACATTTGCTGCAGAACCTGATCTAAACACAGATCTAAATAGTCCATACTACGGAACTGACAACAATTCTTATCGGGTGATGACTTCACCTCTGTTTGTCAGCAATATCAGATTGTTTAAGCAGATGATAGATATAGATAAACAATCTATAGTTCTGAACCAGAACATCGTTAGAGATGCTCAACTGGCTCACGTTATAGATAATGCCCAACCGAAGCTTAAGCTTCCTAAATTTGCTAACAGAAAGTAATTTCTTAATTACAAGAATATGCCAAGAAGAAAACCAAAACCAGAGAAGGTTGTCCAGGAGAACATCAAGTCCACACTGGATCAAATTCTGATGGACGAAGGTCTGGACGACATGGGAATTTCCCCTTCCGAACTTCCAAGGATGAAGACGACAGACATTATGGATTTTGCCTCGGTTAAGTCCGACGTCGGAAACGACGCTAGACTGCTGATGACTTCCATCGTCGACTTTTACCTCAAAGAAAATCTGATCGAGAAATCAGACTATGTAAACTATAAGCAGAAGATAGATGCGATGAACATCTCTTCTATGATGCTTCAGCTGAAAACTGCCCAGCACGCAATCACCAAACTGCTAGAAGAAATCGACCTTGGAAATGCAAATCCGAGAATGTTCGAAGTTCTAGCTCAGCTTCAGTCTCAGATTATGCAGATGCCTAAAGATTATCAGCAGTACATGAACAAGATGGAAGAAAGCTACATCAGACTAAGGTCTGAGGGGGAGCAGAAAGCATATGCCGGAGGGGTGAGAATGGAATACAATGGCGAAGATGGAGCACCGGTTTTTGGTAGCCCCAGTCAGATAGAAACAGGCATCAAAGTTAGAGGAACTAAGGGTCTCATGGAGGGTCTTAGAGACATCCTAGGAACCGAGATTGAAGACGTTCATCTGGAAGAGACCAACGAGAACGCAATCGTTAATGCCAAGAGAAAGGCTGAACTCTCGATTACTAGAGAAGAGCTGGATTCTAACAGTGAAGATGGATTTGAGGTCGAGGACGATCTCTTTAATTAAACTCTGAATGAGTACCGAAGAAGAAGTAGAAAGTAATTACTGGTCGACCGAAAGGGTAGACGACCTGCTCTGGAAGATCGAGGAGCTTGGGCTGGACTATAAGTCTATCGACAACCCATTCCACGATGGAAACCCCGACCTAAAGAGGGCAAATATCCTGTGGGAGTACACAAAGGAGGAGATTCTCGAGATCCAAAAGTGCGCTAAAGACGTGACCTACTTCTCTAAGTACTGTCAGGTAATGACCGACGAAGGACTAAATTACATTACTCTGAGGGACTATCAGACTTCAGTTCTAAAAGAATATCAGAATCACAGATTTAACGTCTTTCTAGCACCGAGACAGGTCGGAAAATCCATCACATCTGCGATCATTCTCGTTTGGTATCTGCTGTTCAACCACGATAAAAATGCAATGATCCTGGCGAACGTTGGGTCAACTGCAGAAGAGTTAATGGACAAGATCAAAGCGATCGTAAAGGGACTTCCCTTCTTTCTAAAACCAGGAATAGTGGTTAATAACGTCATGTCGATGAAGTTCGACAATGGATGCAGAGCGATTGCTAAGACAACAACTAAAACGTCGGCGATTGGTTTTACCATCCACTTCCTGTACATGGACGAGTTTGCTCACATTCACCCAAACTTTATCGAGTCCTTCTTTAGATCAACATACCCAACGGTTTCTTCTTCTAAGGTTTCCAGAATTATCATTACTTCTACCCCAAACGGACAGAATAAATTCTGGGAGATCTATCAGGGAGCACTGACTGGAGAAAACACATTTAATCCAGTGCGAGTCGATTGGTGGCAGGTCCCAGGCAGAGACGATCAATGGAAGAAGAACGAGATTGCCAACTTGGGCAGCGAAGAGTTGTTCAACCAGGAATACGGGAATCAGTTTCTAAGCTCGTCTACACTTCTGCTGGGATCAAAAGAACTCCAGAGGATTAAAGTTAACGAAACCGAATACGCGTGGAAAGAGGTTGATGCTTTTGAGGATCTTGGAATTAAATACGATAATTTTAGGTGGCACCCTAAATTTGATCCCAACTCAATAGAACAGTCAGGAAGAAAATTTGTTCTCTCAATTGATCTTGCCGGTGGAGGTGGAGGGGACTTTACTGTGATGAACGTGTTCAAGGTTGTTCCACTCCCCAAGAAGGTGATAGAAGAGATAGACGACTTTGAAGACGAGTCTGATTTTTTTGGCCTGCTTCAAGTTGGTGTCTACAGAGACAACGAGGTTCAGGTCGAAGACTTTAAAAAGTTAGTGGAGAGCGCTATTGTTGATATCTTTGAGCCTGATAGGGTTAAGATCCTGCTGGAATTGAACTATAAAGGTGAACTCCTGATGGACAAACTGTTGAACAACGATTCCATTACGGAGGAAATCTTCGTCTACACCAAACACAGCGAGACTGCAAGAATTAAAAAACCAGGAATCAAATACAGCGGAAATAATAAATTAAAATACTGTGAGTCGTTGAGACAGATCATCAGAACGAACCGAGTGATCGTTAACGAAAAGAAGTGGACGATTGCAGAATTATTCTCCTTCGGGATGAACGGAAGGGGAACTTACTCTTCCCAGTCTGGACACGACGATGTTGCAATGACCCTAGTTAACCTTTCTGCCCTCTTTGAATCCAGTGATTTTAACGATCTAATCGAGGATCTCTACGATGAAATTGATCCCACCTACAGAAGAATGATCGAAATTAAGGTGGATGGAGAAAATGGGAATCAGTCTGACAGCAAGATGAAGACCAAGGACGGAGGATTTTACGACTCCTTCAATTCCCTCCTCTAGAAATCATTTCCTCATCAGATATATAAATCGAACTAGTAAGCCCACTTTTTATGGGAATGCGGTTAGATATATACAAAGCAAAAAATATCACTAAATAATGGCACAAAAAGTCAAACTTGATTTATCCCAATTTAAAGCTTCTGGAGTTTATACCTTGGAGTTCGATGCGTCAGCGAACGTCATCTTAACAACTCAGACCATTCGTCTGGTGGTGGGATTCTCTAATAAAGGTCCTTTCAATGCTCCTGTGTACATTCCGGACGTCACAACGGCTCTGGCTATCTTTGGGGACATCGATAGAACACTCGAAGCAAAAGGTTCTTTCTTTCAAAGATCCATCTTCACCTGTCTGAATGCAGGACCAGTCTTCGCTCTAAATCTTCTGAGACTTAACAGCGACGACAGCAGTCCAACTGCAGATAAAACCCCTTATTTCGGGTATTCTGTAGACACTGAGCAGCCAAACGGGATCCTTCGTGACAAGCTTCTAGCTTCTTACTATAACAAGGAGAGATTCTGGTATGCAGATACCAACTATTTCTTGGCAACTAGATCTATTGTCGACCAGGGAAGAATTTTCAACCTAGTAAATCTTGGCTCTACGGCAATGTCTGTGATAGTTAGAAAATCAACAGATGCTAATCCGCCTCTACAGGGATATGATATTTTTGCAATTGATTGGTATGGAGCAGGAAACGTTCCGTCTTATGTTAACCCATACGACTACATTTCTGACTGGTTCATTGATGTAATCGCAGTTGCAGGGGATTGGACAGACTATACAGCCCTTTCTCAGGACCCACAGTGGAGCAGCTTCTTTACCCCTAATGGATTCATCAAGAGTCAAATGACTAACTTCTTGAACCAACAGGACGTTGAAATCGTCTCTATTACAACCGGATGTTTGATTATCGACTTCGTTAACCTAAACGGAAACAACGAGTACATTCAAACCCTTATCAATAACAATACACCAGCTAACGGACTATTCTGTGCAGTTGATGAAGAAGCTTTGGAAAACCTTTGTACCAACCCATACAAGGTTGACTTGGTTGGTAACCACTTGATCGACGAACTTTCCGGAGACAGAGATATTGCTGATGCCAAGCTTAATTTCTTGAGCTATGACCAGAATCTTCTTCAAGATTATCTATACACCCAGAACTACTCTATTCTAACAGACGGATCGGGAGAAACTGGACCAGTTGGTAGCCTATATTGTCTTCCTGGTTTCAAAGCATCCACTACATTTGGTGGAACAGCGGGTATCTCTGAATATGGATTCCTTCCGTATGATCCAGCACAATATGTTGCAGGCCTACACTTCTTAATTGGAGTTACTGGAGCTTCTGGACCTTTCTCAGGAATTGGTGCAGCCGGTTTACAGGATCTTAAAGATTTTTTAACTCCTACCTCTACCTATAACCCCTACGTAGTTGGACAGATTACTACTCTACCTGCAGGCCTAACAGGCTCTGTTATAAACCAATTCTCTCAGGGAGATCTAGTAAAACTTAAGGTTGCCAATGTTAACGAAGTTAATGGAAATCTTCAGATTGCATTTACCCACCCTCTGGACACCACCCAATATAGAAACCTTGGTGTTGTAGTAACTCCGCATTCTTCAGATTACGGAACTACAACCTATGCTCCTTTTGGAATAACTGGAGATATTGGAGCAACTGCAACCTACCAGTTCGGAGCTTCAGATTCTCTTGGAATCCAGTTCACTCTAGGACCAGGTGGAACCGGAGCAACTTCTACTTCTGCTCCAACCGGATATGCTAATGCACTAGTTGGACAGATCACAACTCCTTTCTACCAGAACGTTCTTTTTGCAGAGCTACAGGACGGAGATACAATCTACCAGAATGCAGCAGGGACAAATCTTCAATACCTTTCGTACAATCAAGACGTTGATAGAGATCAGTATTCAATCTACTATGCATTTGGGTACACCAACATTTCTAGAACAGGAAACACACTAGAGGGAATTACCAACTTTGGATCATCTTTCCCTTCTATAGACAATGGACAATTTGCAGGATACCCAGCAACAAACAAACTAGATATTATCTCTTCTGTTGCAAGTATCAACGAATACATTGATGTTAACGGAGGAATTGCAGGTAAAACCAGCGTTACTTCCTTTAAGATGGACAGCTCGTTATTCACTGTTTCGGTTGGAGATCTTCTAGTTTCTACCGACCAAGATCTATGTCAGATTGAAAATACCAACAGACAACAGAGATTGACTAAAGTTACATCTGTAGCTACCACTTCTCTAGGTAATATAGTAACTGTTACAACTGCTAGGCCAATCTACTTCTACTCAGGAGGAGATACAGGACTTCAAGTTCAGAAGTTCCAGTCTATTCCACAGTTTACAACTTCATTTGACTTCACATATTTGGAGGGATTCCAACTATCTGATTTCCATAGACCTAACGGAACTGATGCTAGAGTAACCGCGATCCTGGATGTTATGTATAACACAAACATAGCAGCAACTCTTGCAACCAAAGACGTTATCTCTTTCAGATACATCGTGGACACATTCAGTGGAGTAATTCTTCCTAACTCTAAGTACCAGTTGAGTAAACTGGCTATGATGAGAGGACAAGCACTTGCTTTGATTAATGCACCTTCGATGGCTCAATTCCAAGCTTCTGTAGATCCTAGATTTACTGCAGCTCCTACCGCAGCAGATCCATATCCATCTCTACAAACTCAATACATTGCAGATGGTGGTAACTTATCTCTGAACCCAACCTACACATTCTCGCTTCCACCTCAAGCATTAGGTGCTTCTTACGCAGCATACTACGCTCCTTATATCACTCTAAGAGAGAACAATAGAAACGTAAACGTTCCACCAGCAGCATTTGTTTCCAACAACTTCGTTGCTAAATTTGCAAATGGTGAACCATACGCTATCGTGGCAGGTCAGAAGAGAGGAACAATCGCAGGAACAAACCTAGTCGGAGTTGAATATGACTTTACTCTAGAAGACAGAGGATGGTTAGAGCCTTTCGGTATCAACCCAATCATCAAAAAGAGAGGACTTGGTGTTGTTATCTTCGGTAACCAAACTGCTTACCAGACAGTTAATTCTGCATTCAGCTTGGTTCACGTAAGAGATCTACTGATCAGCGTAGAGAACGACGTGGAACAAATTCTTTCTAACTACCTATTCGACTTCAACGAAGATTCTATTAGACTTGAAATTAAGACTCTGGTGGACAACTACCTTGACGGAGTTAGATCGGGTGGAGGAATTTATGCTTACCAGGTAATCATGGATGCTTCGAACAACCCTCCTTCAGTAATCGATCAAAATATCGGTATCATCGATGTTATTCTTGAGCCTGCAAGAGGAATCCAGAAGTTTATCAACAGAATTACTGTTACTAGAACAGGAGGTATTGCAGCAGGAGGATTTATCCAGTTTGCATAACCTAGAATTTTTAGCAGCAGCAAAGAAGCAGATAAATATAGAAAATAAGAAAACGAACTAAATGGCTGGATTACCACATTATCAAAATTCACTGTTTGGGATAAACAATTACGAACCTGTTTACCTCAACCAGTTCGAGGTTCTAATTACCCCTCCAGGACCAGTTTTGGGCGGGCAGATCCTCGTTCAGCAGGTAACAAATCTCAGCGGATTAGAAGTTGATAAAACACCTGCACCAATCGAGCAAAGATATAAGTTTGCAGTTAGAAACTATGCTGGTGCAAAACCAGATCGGACAGTATTTGATCTGTCTCTTAGTTTTACGGTCAACTTAAACGATGCTAATTCCATGTACGTGTTCAAAACCCTAAGACAGTGGACAGACTTGATTTACAACCCTCTGACAGGTGCAATGGGCGTGAAGAGAGACTATATCGGATCTATCGTTATTTCCGTCTTTAATAAACAGGGAGATGTATTTAGAAGAATTACCTGTAAGGACTGCTTCCCAACTTCTCCTCTGACAGTAATGGAGCTAGATTATCAAGCTACTGATATTTATAACGTTACTATGACATGGGCAGTAGACTATTGGGACGATCAATTCCTATAAAATAACAAAGAGAAATGGCAGGACTACCACATTTTACAAACTCCGCGGCAGGAGTAAAACTATACGAACCAGTTTACCTCAACCAGTTTGAGGTTTTAATTACCCCACCACCAAGTGTTACTCTGGCTAACACTAGATTTAAGGGAGAGGGGATTCTAACCCAGCAGGTGAAGAAAATCTCTGGTCTTGCAGTTGATATTCAACCAGCAGGAGTTTCTAGTCAGTTCTACAAGTTTGCAGAGAGAAGATATGCAGGAGGTGCTCCAGCAGATACTTCAGTTGCATTCAACGTAGAATTTGAGGTGAACTTAAACGAACAGAACTCGATGATCGTGTACAAAATCATGAGACAGTGGGCAGATCTAATTTACAACCCTCTGACCGGTGCAATGGGCATAAAGAAGGACTACGTGGGATCTATGGTGGTTTCAATCTTCAATAAGCAGGGAGACGTCTTCAGAAGAATAAGTCTAAACAACTGCTTCCTGACTGCAAACATCAATCCGATGAATCTAGATTATAATGCAGGTGAAACTCTCTACACCCTAGAAACCAGCTGGAAGGCAGACTACTGGCAGGATCAATTCCTATAAACTTAAAAATTAAAACTAAATGAAAAATTTATCAGATTTTAACTCTTTTGTTCAGGCCATCAACGAAGCAGCACCATGGGATCCTAAGAAAGCCCAGACCGCTATCGATGAGATAATGAAGAGATATAAGGAGAATAAAGATGCAGAACCTACTGGTCTTAGCTTTGCTAACATTCAAAAGGTATATGGAAAAATTGACAATCAGACTAGATTTAGAATTGCTCAGGCTCTTAAGTTGATTGGGAAGAATTTTTTCCCTGTAAACAGTGCCAGCCCAGATAAATCTGCTAATGACAGATTTGAAAATTCGAAGGGAGATTCATCGGATTTTTTCTTTACCTATTATGTTGGGGAAAAAAATCA